ATCAGTCATAGAACCACGAAAACGGCCCGTTAATGTCAAAATCGGCATACCTGGATAATGTTTCTCTTTCCAAGCAGCATATCGTGGCGACAACTTTTCCCATTTACTGTGTTCTTCCGTTTGCCCTTCCTGAGCAAATAATCGCCGCTCTGCTTCATAGAGAATATTCAGCACATTATCCCAAACAGGATACAAATCATTTGCTCGCCCGCTTAGCGTCTGCAGATACCGCCGCAAACCTACTTGAGCTATTGTATTTGCATCTAATGTTGCTGTTAGTCGCATTACCAGTGATACTGGTGATAAGTGCTACCACCAATAACATTCTTTCGTTTGAATATAGCGGCTGGTCTGGAGGCCCCATCATAAGGAATGTGCTGCAACGGGTTAGTAGCAGCTTCGGCGTCATCGGGTGCAGCACGGCTCTCCAACACAGCTATCAAGTCCTCAGCCATCTGGTCAAGATAGTTTGCCCACCATGCATTTTCCTCGGTGCCCTCCGCAGATAACGACTCGCGCAAGTAAGCTGCTGCTGCCCACATCCCACAAACTTTTTTGGCAATCTCAAAGCTATCTGGATCGTCGGCTTCTACAAATGGGATATCATATCTCCGCCGCAGCCGACCGTCAAACTTCTCCTCCATTACTTCGCTAAGTGCTTGTAGTTTGGGAATGTCAACATCGCCGACTGTTGTGTTGTCAAGGTACTGACGAGCATCTGCCCAATTGATGTAGTGTGCTGCCATTTAGCTGCACCTACTTTGCACCAAGCATCCTATCTTGGATTTTGCCAAGCTCAAGCTCAAGATCACAAGGCTTTTTAAGAGGCGGGCCACCTTTTTTGATCTTTTTTGCTAATTCAGCACAAGCTGCTGCGTGAGCATGAGCACCTCGAACAACCTTGCCATTTGAACTTTTATTGTATATCTCCAATGCCCGTTGCTCTTCAGCCTTCAGCCACTCTATCGCCTCTTCCTTGTTGAAGTAGTTGCCTTCCCAAAAAGCAACAGCATCATCTGGAATCTTACGCAGCTCTCGCTGGTCTACTGTTGGCAAGGTTGCATAAATTCGTTCTGTTTCCTCTATTGTCGCTTCCATTCAATTTTCTCCTTGTCTTATGATATAGCCACAAACCATGCTGATGTAAGCACAGCATCATCAGCGCCAGCGCTTATTGCTCGCAGACGCACATAGGGAGCACAGCAGGAGAGGCCGATCTCAGCAGTAGCACTTTGTACTGCTCCGACAAACGCAACATTCGCTGCAAGAACCCACTTGTTTGCTGCTGCTGCTAAGTCGTGCAAATAAGCATCATACCACGTAGCTCCGTCAGGACTAAGCTGAACCGTCAGCGTCAAGGTAGTTCCTGCTGGAACATCAACGCCCACCAGTATTGTTGCCCATTCCCACGCACCTAATCGTATTGGCCCCTCACTATTTGCTACTGGCAGATTAGTTTGAGTCTCGCGTGGAATTATCTGATTCTCAGAGAGCTGATAAACTACCATCGTTTGCATACCAGCCTACCTCCCGCGAGAATTATATGTACCAGCCAGTAGTATCCGTCCAAGTAGCGCCATCAAGATAATAGGCAACGCCAGCACCACGATGCAGTACATTACAACTTATCCAGCGTACATACTCCTCAATGAAGTTATACTTGGACAACATAGCCTCGCTGCCCTTGATGGCAGTATGAACCATAAGACCCTCAACGCCAACACCCTTGCCTTCGGGAATACGCCAAGAGCAAGGCTTCTCTTCCAAGGAGACAACGAGCATATAGTTCTCATCAATCCAGTCCTCAGCATAGACTGTTATCCCCGCTGCGCGGATAAACGGTGTCATTCCCATCTCCGCTAGCTGAGTCATTGTCGGAGTCGGCAGAGGGCCAGGCTGATTTGCCCACTCAGCAGCATTTTCTATCTGCTCCGCCTGTGCAGTGTTCACAAAGGCATAAAATGGGCCACTATAGCCATGCTCAAGAATATGCTGTTTAGCATTAGTAAACTCATTTAGCGTCGGCACGCCCCCTACATTTGCAGCTAAGTAGTGGCTGTGTGCTGTCGTAAATGTGTTCTTCTTGAATGGCGGTGGTGCCGTAGCCATCGTACCATCATACCAGCCACCAGTTGTCAGACAAGGCTTCAACACTGCGTGCTGTACTAGCCGAAAGTCAGCACGCAATGCCTCATCGTGATGATTTCGCACTTGGCGAGAACTAATACCCTTTTCAACAGCTTTCTGGGTAATGCCAACCGCAGCAATCATCCGACGAGGCTCATCCAAATCAATATCATCATAGTCTATATGCTGGTAGTCAGGTTGCGTAGTATCCTCACCTGACTCATAGAAACGCATACTCCGCCGTTCTATCCTAACCGTACGATCTTTAGTAGGCGGTTGACAAAACAGCGATTTAAAGTTTCTATCCTGCTCATTGTGCTTCCTTATAGAGTCTATAAACTCTGTGTACAATAGACTCAGTGGAACATCATCGGTTGTCAATGCACCTGGGGTGCCAGGCATACTAGCCACCTCCATTAAGAGTTACTGGTTATGCACCTGCACTTGAACTTGAACTGCTACTCGAACTCTCCGAGCTGCTGCTAGACGAGCTGCTACTCGAACTCTCCGAGCTGCTGCTACTGCTTGAGCTAGACGAACTACTGCTCGAGCTGCTCGAACTCTCCGAGGAGGAGCTACTGCTGCTACTGCTACTACTACTCGAACTAGAACTACTACTACTCTGCTGTGTATCACTAGCTATTTGCTCAATACAGATAAGGAATCTATTAGTCGGACTACCTGGCGTCTGTGGCGGCTCTAGTGGAATTGCCATCCCCACAATCTGAGAAGTATCACCAGCTGTTGCCGAAACTGCACCTGGGGTATTGGACAAATACACAAGATCACCAGAAAACAACGAAACAGGAGCCTGGTGCATTATGCCCATATGTTTGACTTCAACTACTTCGCCCTCAGCAACAGTTGTTTCGGCAAATCCCACACAAGGCAGTTCCTCAATGCCTGCACCAGCACAAGCTAGATAAGCTAAGCCGCTAGTTGTATCAATCTTCACAGCTTCTCCTGCTGTTATGTCCTCGCCAGCTATTGCAGGAAAGTTCGGAAACCGATTAACAAACTTTGTCATCCTGCTCACCTCTTACGTGACAATTGAATGAGATTCCAGTTGAATCATCCACTCGGTTGGACTAACCGCCACACCAACAACTTGTACCGCATCACCCGAAACAGCAGGTGCCGTTTGTGTAATTAAGCCATCTGTGGTAGAAAGATAACACCAATTACCCTCCTGCAATCCAGTCTCACCAGCCATCTTGCCTTCGCGTTTAACTTCAACTATCTCACCCGCCGCTACCGCTGTTTCGCTAACACCAACCGCAGGGATGTCTTGATCAGCTCCAGTACCTGCATTAGCCAAATAAGCTAATCCATCAGCATCATGGATTGATACAAGCATCCCACGAGCTATAGCTTCGCCAGCTTCTACCTCAAAGCTATCTGTAACCTTAGTGTAAATAGGCATCAGTTATCACTCCTACAGAAGGGTTTCCTCATAAGCTGCGCGGAAGGTCTTGCTCTTTTCGCTAGCGACAGCCGCTTCCACTCTGGCTGCAGTCTCGGGCGTAATGCTTTGCTTCTTCTGCTGCCACCACTGCTCATCACTCTGCTTACCAGTTGCTGTGACAGCACTAACTGCTCCTACTTCACCCATTATCACTGTGTCCATACTGCCGCCATGCTCCTCCATATGAGCCTGAATGGCTTTGATGGACTCCTCACCTGGATTAAGCTGAGCAGCAACTAGCAAATCAACAGCAGCGGGAGAATAACGCCTGTTGCCACCGAGATCAACCGCGCTAATCTCTTCGCGCAACTTAGCCTCCTTATTCTCCTTTTCCAAAACATCCACACGCTCAGTCAGTTTCTGGGTGGCTGCAAGCGCCTCGTCTTTAGCTTTCTGCTCTTCAGCAACTAACTGCTCTAATTCTTTCACTTTTGCCTGAGCTTCGGCAAGCTGCTCTTCCAGAGGCCCTTCCTCTCCACCCTCTTCCTCGCTACCTTCACCCTCCTCTTCAACAAAGCTGGCAACAAGAATTTCCCAATCCTCCTCCGTCTCAATGCCCTCTGTTATCTTTTCCCACTCCTCATCAGTAACTTCACCCTTCAACTCAACATATTTTGCTCGTGCTTCTTCGGCATTCATAACTGAACCTCCTGTTCGCGTAGCAGCAACATTTCGTCCACGCTTAGCCCAAGCCGCTAAGTCGGGAGCCAATAAGCGATCCAAGGCTAGCGGGCTGCCCCACTTATGTTTTATGCCAGATGCTTTCTGACGCCTAATAATTCGATTCCAGATAATGCGGCGTGACTTTACATTATACACACCATAATTTTGTGCCATTCTCGCTGGTGCGTTGCGCAACCGACTTTCAGGCTTTAGTGGATATTTATAGTTTACTGGATCGCCATAGTCACTGGGGTTAGGACATTCATCTCGATAAGCTGCAGGCGGCGTCAGATTTGTGTCGCTTAGTATCTGAATTCCCCAACGCTTCGCTCGCTGCCGCTGTGCTGCCCGTGCCTTCTCGCGAGAATCATCAGCAGCAGACATAGCCTCATTCCCTAAAGCATAACTATACTCAGAAGCTGCAACTCGAAGTTCTGGCTGTTGACTAAAGAATGGCCGAGTACAAAGAGCACCCGCTTGCAATGTGCTAGTCTCGGCGTAAGGATTTTCGCCGATATAGAAGGACGCCGAAAGATACTTATAGCGGCCATCCTCTATTGCTGCAATGCCATCTTGTGTCCACTTAATTCCAGCCCAAAGAGCGTCTTCGCGTATTTCCAGTTTTTCAATCCAACCAAACGCACCTTCGCCTCGCACATCATGAACCCCATTTTCATCAATCGGCACACCAGCCTGCAAAGGAACACCTGCCTCAAAATTGGAGACCATTTCCTCCAAATCAGAAAGTTTAACCTCAAATTCTCCATACGATGAGTGCTCCCAACGCCCCACATAGATCACAGGATGCCATACAAGTTCTTGGGTTTCAGTCTCTTCTGCAGAAGGTGCAACAGCAAGTGTGATAGCTTGTGCGGGACCTTCATCAATAAAAACTAGAGTCGCCGCTGCCTTACCCGCTGGAACAAAGGTGCCACTACAGTGCGCACGAGCAGCATCAGCATCCCACGAACTTTTAGGAAAGAGAACAGACTTGCGTTTAGCTTTATTGTCCTTGATGTAATAGATAACACTGACGGGTTTGCCGTCAATAGTTTCGTGTTTAGTTCGCACACGATCCTTCGGCGTACTATCTGGCAGCAATTCACAACTGTGAAAATTTGGTCTTGGCATATTCTTTCCCCAAAGTAAAACGGGAAGGCTACTTGCAACCTTCCCGTTAGGATTGCTCCCGAATAAAATGTAGGTGAGCGCTCACCATTTCGCCATCAGTCGGGTACTGATTTGTCACTGCGTGATCAGCGCAGTCAAGGCGCTTTCCTGATTGTCTATACTATTATAAACTTTTTCCTAGACTTTGTCAAGGCCTATTCTAAGATTTGTCGTTTTCGTCTCTGGATTTACCTAATCTATAAATCAAATATAACACTAGCCAACTCACAATCCAACCCGCGATAAATCCCAACCATCGTTCTGAAATATAGAAAGTCATTACTCAACACCCTCCTCTACTTGTTCTTTATTTGTTACTGTTTGCCTCTCTTTCAATTCTGGTAAACCAAGCTCCTCCCGTGCATATCTCTCTACATCCTCTGGCAAAGGAACCTTAGGATCAAACAGCCTGTTGAGAGCACGTGCCAATGTAAAAGGATCGCGCACTCCCAGTGGGCCATGAACCAGACGAGGATTTTTCATCTTTTCGTTAGTATTATAGCGTACTAGTTGATCAATAGCATAACGATTGAAGAAAGAACAGAACCAGTCTGCAACCGCTTCAAGCGACATAAGGAAGAAGGTGCTACTGTCGCGACTAAGCGCCCATGCACCCGTATCACCACCTTGAGCAAGGCCCACAAATTGACCAAGCACAGTCTGGAGCATGGACTGATGCTGTCGCTCAATGTGTGATTCAAAAGGCACATCAGCAGGCCCTGGCTCTATCATCTCAATTTCCCAACCTGGAGGTTTGACTAAAGAGGCATCAGACGCCGAACGCAAATTCTTCAGTATAGTTATCACATTGTCGCGCTCAGTCTTATCATATCCCTCAGGTGGCCCAGTGGCAACCCAGATTCCACACGCTTGCCGCTCAATTCTAATGGCCGCAAACTCCTCAAAGTATTGCTTATACATCCAGTGTTTATATGCTTGCCGAAAAGCTCCGATGCCCTCAGGGTTCCCTGACTCTTTACGCCACGTCCAAATAATCAGCTTTTTGATAGGAATGTTCACTGTAGTAGGCATTCCATCATTAGGATTAACACCACGCTGAACAATGCCTGCCAGTCCACCAGTGGAATCAAACTGCCATTCTTGCACAGTAGCTCGATTTCGTTCAGCAAATTTGCGCCAGCCAAGAAACCCATCATCTTTTTTCTCAAAGACTTTTTCGTGAACAGTAAATCCATAAAGCACTGCCAACAAAGATTCACGAAGAAGATCATCAAAAGAATGACTTAAATCGTTGAACAAATTATCTTCAATGCGAGCAGAAAGCTCCTTATCATCGCCAGGCTCAATTCGCCAATCTGCATGACGTATTGGCAAAGAAATAATTGCCTCCATCGCCGCCAGCGCCGAATCCGAACGCCGCATTTCCTCGTAGGCAATCATGCGATCATTAAGTGTTTGAAGACGATCGCTATACTCTTGATAAATACGACCTTGGCGAACATCAAGGCCAGTAACGCCAACCTCACCCAACGAGGCATTTGTATCGGCTTCAGCTACATTTGTTGCCGCAATAGGAGGAACATCACCAGGAGTAGTAATCACCCGCCCATTTGGGAGAACCAAAAAACCTCCCCGTAGCAAGGGAGTTTCCTCCTTTTCACTATGCCCCCAACCAGCGATATGGTTGTGCCACCAACGGCTTAACCGATAGTGCATCGGACTAGCCATTATCTGTACCTACCTTATCAATGTTACACTAACTACAATAGCAGTCTGTCAAATTACACTTTTCTGCTCTAATTGCAAATTGGTAGCGGGTCTCGGAATTGCACCGAGGTCTCCAGCTTATGATGCTGGCGGCTTACTTCTGGCCCAACCCGCACCCTAACTATCTAGCCTTCTTCTTCGGATTACGACGACACTTTCCGCTTTTCGGCCTATTGCGTCGTCTGCCACCTGGCGGCGGCCCATGCCCACTTTTATCTCCTCGGGCCATCACTTATGACTCCTTTCATATTACCATCTAGTTCCTAGTAACTTCTTCAGCTTATCAGAAGAGGGTACTCCCCCAACCAACTTTTCGCCCCTATCATATCCTCTTCGAACTCGCTTTGTCAAGGCCAAATTCGCCAACATCAACGAATCCAAGAAATCAACATTTCTTCCCTGCTTCTTTTCGCCCACACCTGTACGAGCTGTTCTTAAGGCCTCTCGTAATTCAGGGAACTCCTCCAGATGAGCAATAAGAGCACCGCTTTCCAGATTAGCTATCAACCAACTCAACATCTCACCGCGAGGAACATTGCGCCATTGCAGTCCTTCCACACGATCTACTCGCTCAGTTGCTCGATGCCCAGCCGTGAAGTTTACTGCTGTCTTTTGTCGAGCATCTACCAATGCAGGTATTGCACTATCTTTAGTGCCATCAATAAATAATGAACCAGGCCATCTCTTGTCTAGTGCTTCAATGGCTGCTACCTTGTCCGTCGTTGACTGACGAGCATAGCTACGCTGAAAAACAACCTGAGGAGGTCGTACGTGAAGGTCAATAACGGTATGCACCGTATTATCTCGACCAGCACCAGCAATATCTACCCCTTTGCTATAACGGTGAGAAGCAATAGGGCTATGGCCTAAAAACTCTATATCAGTTGCAAAATCTTCTACTATTCGTACGTCAATTGCCTGCTCTCCACTCTTTATTCGTTTCAGTTCGTGCTCCTCTTCCCACTCTGCGATTCTCCCTAAGAACTTCTTCTGAGATCGCTCCTTCCAAGTCTTACCATTATCATCACCCCAACGATCAGGATGCGCCCGCCAGTCAATGGGCAAATGAGTAAGCCCTAACTCCTTGTGATTGTCAACACACTCACAGAAAAAATCTCCATCGCCATTATAAGTGCTCACCAAAAATATAGGGGCATTCGCCATATCATCAAGGGTGCGAGCCATTGATCGCCAAACACCTTCAGCATACGGCATATAAGCAACTTCCTCCATTAGTGCCGCATTACCGTCGAAGCTACGACCTGCTGTTTCTCGCGAGGGGTGAGCGCGAATATAATTGTGAGCAAGGGGAGTGTAATAGCGAATCTCGTTGTTTTTGGTTTTCGGATTGATGCCATCAATAGTCTTCTGCTGACTTGCAGATAATTCCGCTGTACTAAGAGCAACCTTAGCAATCTTCAAAAGCCGCTCCACAGCAACTTCTTCTGAGTTAGCAATAAAATGACAATGCAATGGTATGCCTGTCGCCTTGGCTCGGTAAAGAAGCTGATGTGCATATCCTATTACTACTGCTGTTGAAACCCCAATCTGGCTAGACTTATCAATGATATATGCTTTCCCTGCCGCAACTGCTCGCATAATCTGTTTCTGGAAGTCATATGGCTCAAATGGGATTAAGCCTTGCACCTTACTTTCAATGCAAGGTTTAGCTACTGCGCACCAAGCAACAGGATCAAGGATTACATCATCCTCGGTGTATCGCCTAGTTTCGGAGAATGTTGTGCTAGTAGCCATAATCAGTATTAACCATCTGCTGCACCGTCTATGCGAAAATGACGCACTACATCTTCGTCGTCATGGTGTGTTGAAATTTCCAGCAAAACGCACGGCTCTTCTGAAATCCCAATTAGTAAATGAGCAGTACCAGGAGGAATACGTACCGAGCCACCCGTACTCAACTCGTGAACTTCCATATGTTTTCCATCGTGTTCAAGAAGCAACTGAGCACATCCGCTTAAACATAAAAATGTTTCATCCTTGTGTGTATGGTGATGGTAGCTGCCCCCACAATACTGATTCACCATTAATACCTTAGCACAATACGCGTCAGTATTTACTAGCCAGTCTTCACTACCCCACGTCTTTTCTACATGCTTAAAACCCAACTCTTCCCAGTTCATTATAGCCTCCTACTGTTCATTCTTTGTTGCCAATTGGTGGAGGCGGCGGGTTCTGCCCCCGCGTGCCACAGAGTGCCCTTTCGGGATTTAACTGCGGTCGAAACTATTCTCGCCCCCATCTTTTATTATATGCCTCGACTCGTGGCTGCGACACATAATCTGTAGCAAACTCAACCGCAAACCGTGCAGCCTTCGCTATATCATCGTCCTGAGATAACGACGAAGCTATCCCTGCTGTAAAAGCATCTCCAGCACCGACCACTTGCGGATTACTAACCTCGCGACAAGGAATAGCAGTTGTGTCAAAATTGCCTGTAGCTACAACGCCATTCGCACCATGCGTAACAATCAAGTTTTGGACATCAAGAGCCATCTCGTCCATTTCTCTATTGTTGGGAACAGCCACAGTACACCCATTCCAGATGTCAGCATAAATATCATTGTGCTCACAAGGTTTTGGATCTACCACAGTCGGGATTGGAGGCTCATGCCTGATAATACGCTGGACTGTATCCCTCACATGGCTGCCGAATATACCCTTGCCATAATCAGAGAAGACCACACAATCGGGACGAATATGTTCAATCTCTTGCAGACATCGCTCCACTGCCCAATTATCAGACTTATGATCTTCGCAATCCACTCGTATCATCATCCCATCATCATAGATTCGGGTTTTCACTGTAGTGGTTGGTAGCAAGGCCAGACAGTATATCCTTATGCCTCGTAGTAAATTGTATAATTCCGCTGCTGCCCAATCTGCTCCCACTAATCCAAACAGAGACACATCACAACCTAATCTTTGCAACAAAGCCGCCACATTTGCAGCGCCGCCAGGGTAGTAAGTGCATCTAGTTCCCGTTACACAAATACTTGCTCCCTCATAATTCTCGCGAGGCTGCACCTGCATCTCTACATCTAACATCACATCGCCAACAACGTAAATGTTCAAGTTAACCTCCAATAACAAATAAATAAGCAGGGAGGCCACCGCCCCGAAGGAGAGTCCAATCCTGCTATGCTAGATTTGTTTTTATTTGGCAGCCTCCCTGCATCATCAAATTACTTCTTTAGCGGAATTGTCTTGCCAACCCATAGCTCAAAGGTCAAGCTGTCATGCTTATAAGCCCCACCAGCTGCCAAAAAATCAATGTAGTTTTCCAGCATAGGAATCTCAACAGCCAACCTAGCACCCACACCACCAGCCACCATTTGACTGCCAAATCCAATGAATGGGCCGACTGTTGCTCCAATTGGCTTGACTTCGTATAGCGGCCAATATGCCCCTGCACCCCAACCAATAGTTCCACCAAGCAGTGATAACTCCACATTCTGTGCTACAACGGTACCAGCGTCGCCAATCTCAGCGAAGACGTCGTCGGCAAACGTGGGTGATGCCACCAATACGAGCATCATCAAAACAAATATCCATTTAGTCATCTGTATCACCTCCTCTCAGAAGTTTGTTTGCCACACATTTAAGAGATTGCAATATTGTGTGGGACTCAAACTCGTCAAGCTGTCCTTGTCGTCTGCCTTCTACCACATAATTTGCAGCATCAATAAGTTCCTTCCATATTTCGCTGCGGAAGTTGAAGCCTGGCCGATGCCAATCTGCTTCAGTGTTCTCATTGATAAGTCGCCCTTCATTATACGCAGCTATCATTGCTGCTATCATCAGCTTAGGTAAGCGTGCATTCTCAGCCATCCCTATCATGTCGGCCATGAAGCCCTTCATCCATATCTCCTCTTCAGCAATAGAACAGCAGTTGTCACAAAGATAGCAATTGAGTTAGACACAATAAATATCCACTCGCCGATTGCTATAGCACGGATTAAATAGCAGACAACAGTAAATAGCAACAGTCGGTAAGTCCAGACAGCTACATCCTTGCTGCTCTTTGTTTTCCAGATGCGGTAAGCCTGCGGTAGGTTTACGCAAATGCCAATCACCACACCTATCCAACCAACAAATGCCGTCCAGTGCATTGTGCTTCTTAAGCCCTTCCATGAACCGAATGTCTGTCTAGGTACAGATGTGCTGTCGCTGCGCCAAGTGACGCTGGCCGCATTCCCTTTTTGCTAGCATAACTGTCTTTAAGATGCTTCTGAAAGCTGCCTGTACTAATAAGTGGCACGCCATAAACCTCCACAACTCCATCTACCACTCTTGCCTTTGATGTTTCCACGCTGGCGCGCTGGTGACGGTGCCCCATAGCTACCCAATCACAGTCATTCTGCGCTGCCAATCGCTCCATTGAGTTTAGCACATATCCCCAGGTTGCCCCGCCGCCAAAGCCGTGGTGCTGAAATCCTATGTATTCTTGCGTCCGACTCTTCCGTCCATCGGTTACGGTAACTCTGACAAAGCCACTATATCCACCATAAAGAACGCCATATTCTTCTGCCCATCTCTTGACTGGGTCGTGGCCTATTTGCAACCCTCGCATAATACGCTCATCGTGATTGCCGCGATGTAGCATTATACACTGAGGCATTATGGGATTGGTGTCGACACGCAAGAGATCAGTTGCTTGGTCGTAAGTAAGCGCCTGGCGGTGTATTCCAGGACTCCGCATTGTTACCAAATCCCAGTAGTCACCCATTCCTATCCAGCGCACATCAGGGTGCTCAGCTATCCAATCACAAAGAGCCAGAAACCGCCGATAATCCATATCGGGAGAGCCATAATGCAAATCGCCTAAGAATATAAGGTGTGCATATTCGGTATCGCGAGCTACTTCCCAATTATAGGTAGGAGCAGTGTCCACTCTTGCCGTAGCAGTCAAATACATCTCGCGTATCTCGGCAACTGTTTGTGGTTCCTCGCCTGACAGCAGCGGGTCAAGGTCAAGCCGCGATCCTTGGAGACGATTGCTCAAGCCAAGACGTTTCCACTGACGACGAATTATCGCAGTACTCTTATATCCCAAAAACTCCTTCGCCAGTGTCGGCGACCCGTGGCACTTAGCGTGCAGTGCAACCAAACCCTTGTCACCAAGCTCCTTTTTCAGCAGGCTACGCTTACCGCGATACTTTTCAATATCTATTTTTTTCACCCTTTTAATACTTCTTGTTGATTATTCCGTAAATCACCAAAACGACACCACAAAGCAAACCCCAACCCCCCAACAACATCACCAACAACAACGGCACCTCCTTCCAGTCTTGGCACGTCATCTCTATTCCCTTATATGTTGTTTTCTTCATTGGAGTTGTTGTCATCTAAACCATTTTACCCATTTGTGTTAGTCTTAAACCTCCGCCGCCATCCCCTGTGGCAGCACCTCGCTTATCCATAGCAGCGGCACTCCTGGAAACGCCTTCCTCAATACCTCTAACTGCTCAGGCGTTAATTTCAATTCGCTTTCTGCTAATGCCTGTTGCACTCGCCGTAGTATCCGTCGTACTCGTTCCTCCTCAACTTGCCGCTCGTCCCTGACGCTTTCCTCTATCTCCCGTAACTGTGTTGTATCCTTCTCGATGATCACATGCGCCCTCTGCAGACCTTCTATTACATTTCGCGCCGTCGGCTTTTCCCCGCTTACAAACTCAACATTCTTCTTCCCCTCCAGTGCATCCTTGCATTTCATCAATAACATCCTCGCTACCTCTACACTGCTCTTCAGTAATTCCCTGCGATCACTTAGCTCAAACGGCCGATCCTCCTCCTCATCGTCAGCTTCGTTTTCCACCCACGCTCGCTTCGCTTCCCAATTCCCCCCGCGCCCCCGATCTCGCCATACCCTCACTATCCCCTCCGTCTCTATCCCCAGCATTTTCTCTATATCATTGTCGTGCAGACCACTCTCTCCCCCAGCTGCATACAAACACATCGCCGCTCGCACCGTCCGCAGTGGGTATGCCCGTCGTACTACCTTGTTCTCATCATCTGTCTGGTTCATATCGTAACACTCATTATAAACCGTAACGCCTAAAATGTCAACCCCCCAATTGCTTTTTAGACCTCAATTATCTCCGAATAGGAGTCTGTCTCGAAAACGCTCAAAACCTAATTTTTGTCTCGTTTTTGGCTCATAAGCGAGCGGCGGCAGCTATACGGTAACGGTTATCGTGATAAAAGCTACAAGCCAAGCGGCGGCAGGCGAGCCGTGATATAATAGACCCTAGGGTTTTGGTGATCGGCGGGTCGTGAGGGTTTTCGGGTCAAGCCGCCTACCGTTGTCAATTGTACAAAACTCTGCACATTAACTGTACACTTGTACAAAGCTATGCACACGAGTTGTACAAAACTATTTTGTAGCAGATATGCTTAACAGCGAGACGGGCGAGGTATACTACAGATAGAGAAGAAACTTTGAGAAGGGCCTTGACAATCGTAGCGCTTTGTGTTATAATAGATACAATACCATAATGAAGGGAGGAAGCCAATGAACAGATTAAGTGACGAGAAGTTTCTATCAAAACCGATGAAGAGGGGAAGTCAAGTATCGGGGCCAGAACCATTCGGGTGTTTCAATTCGGGGTTCAAGCCTATAATATGCAGACTGAAGAACGGGGCGTATGTTGTGGGTTTGGAGAATGATGTACTTGAGGTTTGGGAGACACAGTTACGGAAAGCCTTGCAGTTGGGCGGCAAGACTCATAGGGTATACAGAGTAAGCGGACGGCGGGTATGGTACTTGAAGACAGCGCGAACAGCAAAGGCAAAGTTTATAGAACTTGTTGACAAGCGGGAGGCGGAGAATAAAGCGGAGGCGGCGAGGGTTGCTGATCTACAAGCGAAGGCAAGTGCTGGTGATATGCAGGCGGTATGCGACTTAGGCGGTTACTTATAGGTTGTGGCGTTTAGGTTTAGGATTGAGACAGTTTGGTATACTATAAGCAGAAGGGCAATTCAGAAGGGAGGCCGCGAAGATGACGAGGAAAGATTACAAGCTAATCGCAAAAGTAATCCAAGAGGCAGTCCCCCTCGAAAAGATGAGAATACGCAACAAGATATGCCGGCACTTCTGCCAAGCGTTACAGGCAGAAAACCCGCTTTTCGACAGGGAAAAGTTTGAGGCTGCGGTTTGGTCTGATTGTGGCTTAACAGTATCCCGTAAAGCCTAACGGTCGGCGCTTGCGTCTTCGGGCACAGGCGCAGGCTGTTAGTGCAAGGCCGCCTGCCGTTGAGGAGGGGGTCTGGGGGAGGAGAGAATATTTCTTTGGAGAAGGGGTTGAGTTTTGTAGCGGCTTGTGGTATAATAGATACAGAAGGCGACAGAAGAGCAGAGGGAGGAGAGACAATGTATAGTTCACCTGAAACAGTTTTGGATGAGGAACGTGTACGCGACTTGCTTGAGAGTGTTGAGTATAACCTTCGAGAAACAAGGCGGCAACTGAGGATTATGCTCCCGCGAGTGGGCATACACCTGCCGCGTGTGCTTGAGCGCCTGAATACGACGCGGGCTTGCCTCCGTGATATTCAGGCACTGCTCGGCGATATAGCACGAGGAGAATAATATGGTAGACACACTCAGAGAATTGTTAGCCGGCGTCGGCTGGTCTCATATTGGCCTGCTGGTGCTGCTGCTCATAATCGGGCGGCTCATATATGAGGCTGGTGCAGCACGAGCACGAACGGGCTTCTGGCAAGACTATAACAGAGTTAATAATGTTTTTGGGGGCAATAACCTGGGCGATGAGTATCCCGCTATGGTTTGCTGCGTGCATTATTGTCGGCGTGCTGCTTATGTTCGGCAACAACATATTACAGTAAAGGAGGGCCTATAATGTTATGGTGGATTGAGGTTGGCTTACTGGTAGTGTTGATACCATTAGCAGTTCGGGCAGGGGCAAAGGCGTTGCACTCAGTTATTCAGAAGATCAAGGAGTACATTATAAGACACAACGAGCGCGTTGAGGGTTTGGACTATGGAGACGAGTGGGATGTTGTGGAGGTAGCAGAGGAGGTGGTGGAGCAAGTGATAGCAGAGAGGCTATCACACCAGGACGCCCTTGCCATTAAAGACAGCATTAAGAGATAACAGAAAGGAGAGAAGCATAATGGCGCGGTTAAAGACTTACAAACGGGTACGGCGCGAGATGTATGCCTGGGCGCGAACCCTCGGTAACTGGCAACCATTTATTGAGACGCTACTCGGTGATAGCCGAGGGCCGAAAAAGATAGTGCGGCGGCAAGTGCATCGGAGCTTAGGCAAACTGTTCAGCAAACAGTTGTTTGGCAAGGGGCTGATAGCAAAGGCGATCAAGGGGTTACTCAGACTATAAAAAGGAGAAGAACGATATGCTAAGTATGTTTTGGACAACATTCTGGGCAGTAGTGGCAGCACAAGCAGCAGTCAGCTTTGTTGTGGTCGTCGGTATGCTTATGTTATTGAGCTTGCTGCATTATACAAGCCGAAGCATAGCTGACGAAGACAGAGACAACAGTCTAGGGGAATTATGGGAAGAAGTTCACTGCCTTCAGGCCGACAGCAACAAGCTACACAGACAAAACAAAGAACGAGACGAAGAAACGCAGACAATCTGGAACATAATTGAGAGTTTGCGTCAACAGACACAAGAGAACACAAAGCGGCTAGAGCAGTCGTCAAAAGACGCACCGGTATAAGTTAACTAGCCTTCGGCTTCTGAGCGTTCACTGAGCGCTCAGAGGCGGGCGGCTATGGTAGAGCATAGGCAAAGGCCGCGCCGCGTCTCAGAGACACAGGAACCAGCAACGGGAGGCACTCTGATGTTCTTGGCTATACGCAGGGAAGGGCAGACAGTTAGCAGAATGCAGGAAGTTGACGGTCAGCTACAGGAACGGGTGCTAGCCGTTGACGAGTTTGGCAACGAGAGCTGGGTGCCGCCAGAGAGGTTGACAGGAAACGGGCAAGCGGCAGTTGAGCAAGAACAGCCAAGGCAAAGACAGCAGAGGGTTGCAGTAGATGTACAGTTGGACTTACAGCCAGAAACGACTCCAACGAATACAACAACAGCAAACGACAACGACCAGGAGGCCGCAAACATACTACCGCAGGAACCCGCGAGCTTCTGGTCAACGATGCCTGGCTGTGTGGTTGTATTCTGTGGGCTGTTTTGGGCAGTCGGTCAATTTATAATTGCACCATCAATCTGGCTTGGCTTGATATTCTCCGCACCAAACTTTGGGCCAGTTTGCAGCATAGTCGCGGTTGTGGTGTGGATCGGCGGTTATAGTCTATACCTTCGCCGCGTTTACTGGCCTGGCCGTCCGTGGGTTCCGGTGCAGCCGACACAATTGCGAGAGGTGGACGGCCAGAAGTTTGTTTATGCTCAGAAGGAATGCGGGCTGCCGCGAGTCTGGAAGAAAACTTGGATACCGGTAGAAGCCTTCCCCGTTGAAGAAGAGGAGGACAATGACGAATAGAATTGAGACCATACCGATAGCGCAAATACAACCTCGGCAGGATCAGCCGCGTCAATACTTTGCCGAAGAGGGCATTGAGCAGCTTGCCGATAGCATAAGAGCGCAGGGGTTCATAGGCCAGGTTACGGTGCGGCGCGTGGACGAGTATTATGAGCTACTTGCTGGACACCGGCGGCGGCTTGCCGCGTTGCAGGCAGGCTTGCGAGAGTTGCCCGCCGTTGTCGTTGACCTGGACGACCAGGCGGCACGGGAATATGTGCTGCTGGACAATCTGAACCGTGAAGATATTTTGCCTTGGGAAGAAGGGGCAGGCTTCGCGGAATTGATCGAGAAGCACGGTCTATCAGCAGAAGCAGTCGGCCAGAAAGCAGGCAAGTCGGTTGCCTTCGTCAAGGGGAGAATTGAGCTTGCAAAGAACGCAGGCGAGAAGCTGAAGCAAGCATACATTGACGGGCAAATCGGCTTGGTGGCTTTACAGGAACTGAGCAAGCTACCCTGCAGGAACCTTTCGCCAGTGCGTTGCCCGCGTTGTCATAAGATCAATGCGGAGGGCGTGGTGCAGTGCGAGGCTTGCCAGTATGACTTGCCAGAGGCCTGGGTAGTCGGGAACCCGCAAGAGGAGGCGACGAGTGCAGCACGGGGCAGGCCAGCGACAGCCGTGCAGCAGATTGTTGAGAAGGTGAAGGGCGGGTATGGACTTGGTGAAGCACCAGTGCAGACCTCGCTGGGGTTTGACGAGCAGCAGTTGAGCGAAGAGGTTGTACGAGCGAAGAGCGAGTTTGAGAAGCGGCTTGAGCAAGCAGGCAAGTTACAGACCTGGGCAACGGAGAATATAGACAAACTCACACAGTTGACTGGCGAACAGTTGCGAGCTGTGCAGGCTCAAGCGAAGGTACTTGAGGCTATCGGGCGGCAAATCGGGGCAGCAGTTAGCGAAGAATTGAGCCGTCGGTAACCCTTCTTCTTTTTGAGGTTCCTCAAGCGAGTTAACATAATAAACAGAGGTGAAGTTAAGGCAAACCTTATTCAAAATTGAGGTAAGTCACTCGCGTGTAAGTGGGCCGATAGGCGGGCGAAAAGTTTTGAGCGTACCGAATGAGTACCGAATTACCAAAGCCTATGTACCGAATGACAAGGAGGAAAACTATCCCGAATGGCTAAGCAAGAAGCCCAAAGACAAACAAAGAAGCTGAGAGAACTAGCTAAACTAAAGGCTCGAATGCACCCAAAGGATCGGGCGGCGTTTGAGCGAGCGCAACGCAAGTTCAAACCAAATCTTGACCACGACTTGTGGACGGCAAGTATGTTTGTGCCGCCGCGTAGCAGTAGCGCGGATGTTTAGAATAAAGACAAGGCGAATAGAACAAGATTACCTACCAAGTAAGAAAGAGAGACAATACAATGCTTTCAGACAAAATCTGGCAGACCAAGTATGAGCAATCACTGAATATGGTTATAGACACAATATACCCTCCAATAAGGGGACTTGCCAGAATACTTTGTGAGAGATACGGAGTAAGAGATATTCAACCCACCGAATGGCGTCTACTGAAACTTGCTATACAAGAACATATAAGCAACGCAATTCAGGACTGGGCAAATCAATTCCAGCAAGAAGATAAGTAGCGCAGATGTTTAGGAGTGCGACAAGCAGGGTAGGCTAAGAATGAGAGGAGGCATTCCGAATACTAGCAAGCGATTTAGTCAATATCGCAGTAGCCCAGATGTCAAGATTAGACCATGAAGGGAAGGCAACAAGATGATAGAAGAAATCATCGAACTTAGAGATATGCAGGCACGCCGTATTATGAATACCACATCCCCGCCAGAGGAGCGTGAAGCGGCAAGCCAGTGGCTAGCGTTATCTGAAGAAACCAAATACTGGGCTACGCAGCGAGATGTTCAGGAAATATTCAGCATAGTGAAGAGAGACCGATAATGAACCAGCGAGCGAGTATAAGGAGAATAGATGATGGCGAGCACCAATCCTTGGGAAATAGAGGCTGAAAATGCACCCACATTGCCCGACCACATTATGCCTGGCAGCGGCGCAGCCTGGGCCTGGTCTATGGGCTGGCTGGATGCAGAAAAGGGTATAGACGAAGGTCTCAGAGTCTTACCAGGAGGGCTGGCTAATGACTACCTCCAGGGGCAAAGGGCTTACCGCAAAGCTGGCAGTGAACAGCAGCAGGGAGCCGACAATGAACCAGCAGATAGATAACCCGATTGCCCACGAGCCGCTGTGGGACGAGATTGCCGAGGCCCACGAGGTTGTCTGCGAGCAGTGCGATGTTGCGATGGCCTTTAATACTGTTGAGCAATACGGTGCGCCGACAGGCTATCCGAGACTATGGTACCTATGCCCTGAATGCGGCGGACGAGATTATGTGGACTTGGGGCCAGACCCTGACAAGAGATACGATAGCGAATACTGAGAAGGAGGCAATTAGTGATGAAGTTCATAATCAGCCGAACAAGCAAACGGGGAAGCAATGTTTCTCCTTGTGATGGTGCAAGGAAGGAAAGTTATAAATACGTTGATAGGCGAACGGTAAAATCCCTGGCTGCCGCGCGAAAAGCTAAGTGGGGTGCCGAGTTCTTCGCAAGCGGCGAAAACCATCGCGAAGAAAAAAGCGGGGACTGTGGTATAGCGCGGGACTTGGGGCCCAGGGATTACTGGGTAATTGAGTTTGAGACACTCGAGGAGTTACTGGCCTTTCAGGATAAGCACGGGGACCTTGTGTTGGGGCGGCCACTATTTGACTTGGTAAATGGCCCCGAACGAGAGATTGAAATATATGATTGGTATCGCGAATAGCACAAGGGAGGCAACACAGATGGAAGCAGAAACCAGCAGGATTAAGGCCGCTGTGGCAATGCTGGAGAAGGCCGCTGACCTAGCCAAAGAGTTGCCCAAATCCGCGCGAGAGGAGGGTTTATCGCCAGGCCGACAATCGGGCCTACGCACGCTGCTGCTTGACCATATCGGCAATGCGGTACAGTTGCTCAACTACGCGGCCGGCGGCCTCTCCCAAGAATGGGCAACGATAACAGAGAGCGAGCAGAACGCCATCAGCGTTCTGGTGTACCTTCGCGACCACTTCCCGCTCAACATCCAGGAGAGCGATGCGGTCACGAACGCAATCAGGCGACTGGAAGGCGTACCAGTCAAGGAGGAAGCGAAATGAACCCTGTAACTTGGCTGCAATCTCTACTCCACAGTATTAGCCTCACCACAATTCTGGTCATTCTCGGTTACCTGGTGGCTATGGTCTGGGTTATGGCACTGATGAAAGCAGCAGCGCAAGCGGACAGAAGAGCGGAGGGTTGGCTACAAACGCTCAGAGCGAAGCACGATTGGCAGCGGAGGCAAGCCAATAGCCTTGGCCCACAAGTAACCGCTGCAACACTGATAGAAGAGCAGCACACGAATAAAGACAAGGAGACTACCGAATGAGACTTATTGACCAACTTGCTGAAGCCATCACCGATTGGCTGATGAACCTCATCACAGAGATGTTTGGAATGAAACGATGACGAAAGACGCAGACGCATTCTTTGCTATGTTCGGCAGACACTTCGATGATCCAGAAACGGTGAAGACTAAACGCCAATCCGCAACTCGCCGCCTAAAACTCGCTGGTCAGCAAATGTGGATTGTGGACTTGATTATAATAGCAGGCTTCGCAAAGAGCAAAAGCGAGGCGCGACGAGTTATCCGCCAAGGTGGAGTCAAGTTCAATGAACAGATAGTGGAAGACGAGATGACGCGAATTGACTTATCTGACGGTGACATACTGCGAGTTGGGAAACGATGGGCTGCACTAATAGAAAAGGATAACCGTAATGACTAAACTTTGCCCATTTATGAACCGCATCCGCCGCGCTGTTGATGCTCGCCTGGAAACCGAAAGCCAACCGCGCTGCCTACGAGACGAGTGTGGGCTATGGGTCGGCGATCCAATAGAGGGTGCTTGTGCTCTTGTGATTGCGGCAGAAGCACTTGAGGCATTAGCACATCCTCCGAAAACTACTTTAGAGAAGTGGGTTGAGTGAAAAGCCCAAAGAAAACCAAACAGCAAACGACAACGGCACTGCGTGGCGACCGAATTATTTGCCTGCGGTGCGGGCAGGAAATCCGAGACCTGCGAAGGAGACATAAATGCCGAAAGAGAAAATCAAAAACGGCGTGATGGGTAGAACAACTTATAATACTACTCATTATCGAGTGGACTGTGGCAACTACTATGAAATACGCGAGCCTGTGCCAGGCCAAGACACTTACATAATTGTGGCATACGAATTCAAAGAAACCGTCGAAGGAAATCTGAGACCTGCGTAAACAGCATAAGTGCAAAGGAGAATAATCGATGCCTTGGCTGGCAAGAGATTATGAAGAACTAATTCTATATCCATACAAACCTAAGTGGGATAAGCGCGAAAAGATGTGGATTCCCGCGACAGGTGCATACTGCCTACAGGATATGTGTCCACTTCTAAAGCGCAATTTTCCCAAACTCAAGCCAGGCGAATGCGTGAAGGTCAAGTTGGTGAGAGATGATGCCTAATCGCTTGCCCAAAGTAATCAATCGCGACGAAGCCGAACTGTTGCTCAAGCAGCCTAACCTGCGCTACACCAATGGCATCAAAGACCGTGCAATACTGGAAACGATGTACCGTGCAGGGCTACGCGCCTGTGAGATCGTCAATTTGCGGCCCGCTGACGTGAAGATAGCCGATTACCGACTGGATATACGCAAGTCCAAGCGCGGTGCGTCTAGAACCGTCCCTATCGGCCCAGAACTGGCAGGCTGGCTGCAAGCCTGGAACGAGAAGCGACCAGCAGAGAGCAAATGGTTTTTCTGTACGCGCCTCGGCACGCAGTTGCTCACCTCGCATCTGCGCCGAATGATTAAGAAGTATGCCAAGCGAGCAGGGCTTGATCCGACGCAGATATCGCCTCACGTGCTACGCCACAGCTTCGCAACCGAATTGCTGGAGGAAGGCTATAACCTGCGAGAAGTTCAAACCCTGCTTGGACATTCCTCTGTGGCTACCACCCAAATCTACACCCACGTTCGGCCAGCAGCATTAGCAGCCAAGATGTTCAACCGAGGGAACGACAAAGAGCGACAGGAATTAGTGGAAGACATACTAGCGAAGCTGCTGGAAATGGATAGCAAGGCATTGGAGAGGTTTAAGGAAGTGCTAAATGCGATACCCGCCCAATAACCAAGGAGGTAAAAAGAGATGTGGCGTACATTTTGGAAGTTGTTAAATCGTGCTTATGCAAAGAAGGGACTGTTCTATAACGTAGCCCAAACCAGTGCTCGTGATGAATATGGAATGGCAAATTACACGGTAACAATTGAGGCAACAGAACGACGGCAAGATGACATTGTAACCAGTCGGCTTCCATTTAGGATTAGTGGAACATTCCACGAAGTCAGAGCTACCGATGCACTGGAAACTATGGCTTGGGAAGTGGTTTCAAAGGGGATTCACTTCTGGCAACTACATCCAAACATTAAGGTTGGCGGCAGACTAGACGGAACAACAAACTACGAAAAATAGCCGACAAAACCCCACCGCCCATATGCCCCAGCCCGCCTTCTCTCTAAGTGTTTGTTGATCAAATAGCCTACCAAAGCACTCCTTGACATCTCCGTCTCCTTTCAGAATATGGCGCGGCCCGAGGAACGTGCGCACCCTTTGCACTTGAAGGTGGGCAATGGACACGTATTAGGGACTGAGGCCCCGCCCAGTTTCCCGCCCCAGGCCGCGCCATTTCAAGCTACTCAAACTCCTCCCGCAACAGGCGAAGGATTTGTTCGGCTTCAGCTTTACTGGCGCATTCAATAATGCCGTAAGTAGAATCGTCAATATCGTCTATCTCCTTCTGTACAATCTCCAGCACGCGGGCAAGGGGGACGTGCTTCTCCCCATCCACAAACGCATAGGGCAGTTTCTGTGCACTATCTATGAGTTTAATGCTATCCATATTGCCTCCTTTCACAACAGTGTCACCCTCGCGCCCGTTCGCTACCAAGTTTTCTCTGCCCGAATAATTGCATACCGCGAATGGTAGGTCAACCTCTTAGCCTTCTTGAATGCTGGAAGAGTATCATCTACCCAGCGGTCAATCCAAGTGACGAGACCCTTGCTGTATGCTCTTTGCAAGTTTCGCTTGCTACCCGTGTCTAACACTTGCCGCATCTCAAACCGACCAGGAGATAGCTCTATCAGGATGTAGTAGCCTGTCCAGACCTTGCCACCGCGCCATTTGCTGTCTGGCCACTTACGTGTCTGGCTATCACGGTCTACCATTATCATCGCACAGACACGCTCAGAGCAACCGAAACCCCAGCGGACGGGCTTACCCCTGTAAAATCCTTCGCTTGGCGTGTAGCCAGTCACCCAAGCCCGCCCAGGCATAAGCTGGACACGTTGCTCAAGTGCCAGCGTATAGGCTTTGTGTTGCCAGTCTTCCAATTCGCCGAACTCGCCACGAAGGGCCTTCTCAGCCACGCGCTGCACATCGGCGGGCAACTCGGCGGCATCGGCAATCCTTACGAGAAGCCCCAAGAAAAAGCCGAAGAGCACCCAGGGAACTATGCCCCAAAGGATAAACTCCCAGACTGGCATATCAATTCTAATCCGTCGTCGTAGCATCATCTTGTCCTTCGCTGAGGACTACTAAGCATATCGGCTATGGTAAGGTCCTCTGCGATCACTTCACTTAGCTTCGCCCAGCTTGGTCTTATTCGTCTCCTCGCTTGCCGTTGTAGGTAACGAATACACTTATCGCATAGTCGTGCATCCAATTCACATTGACAACCACACCGACGGCAAATAGACATTGGACGAGGGTCGGCCTCATATTGAACACGGAAAGTCTCTTGATCGAGCCGAGGATTATACATCATCCCGTCCTTATACTCACGGCCAGTTGCTGTGTTTCTAATCTTCATCATCTCGCCCTTTCTGCGGCAGGGTAAGTAGTAAAGCCAAGTAGCCTGTAGGCACGAGCCATCTCCTTTTGTGTCAACGGGGCAAAAGCCTTTCGTGCCTTTCGTAGGTCCTTTTCCGAGAGTTGTCCCCATAAACGGGCAGCCTTAACGAGTTCCTTGCGAGTTAAGAACACCATCATCCCGTCCTTTCTGGCGTGGGCTAATCGGGAGTCTCATTGGTCTGTCTATCCTCAACTATTCCGTATTCATAAGTACACCAATTTAGGTCACTGATTGCGGGCAGCCTCCAATAATTCTGCAATTTTGTTCTCTTCCGCTATAATCCAACCATCCCAAAGACCTCGCGTTGTTTCCGCGCGGGAGCAAGTCTGCAGATAGTTCCCGACAGCCTCAAGCAATTCGCTTGTTGCCTCTATACCATTTATTGCTACTGGTTCGCCGACGGTACAAGTTACTGTTATATTCACTAGCGCACCTCTCTTGATATTTGACATCGTCATCCCGTCCTTTCTTCGGCGGCCATCATCAGCAGCAGCAGGCTAATCGGGAGTGGTCTCATTAACGGCCTCCTCTGTCAGCTCTTGGCGGGCTTGACTTAGCAACTCATATTGGGTTTCTATCTGAGCATCTGGATAGTGCTTCTGAACTATTATTTGGCACGCTCTCCTCCAAACAGCCAGTCCAGTTTCCAGCTTGGCGGCGAGGTTAGCCCGCTCCCGTAACCTGTCACCAAACCCATACCAGCGTTCACCTTTGTCAGATGCGACAAGTGTTAGATACGGGAAGGAAACGGAATCGGCCAAGTTAGCATCTTCGCGCAGCCGTTGACTTAGTGGCATCGCGCTTTCCATTATCGTAATCCCGTCCTTTCTTCGGTGGCGACAGCAGCGTCCTCCCGGGCCAAACGCAGATAGTAGTGACTGTTGTGGGGCAGCATTTCTTTCAGCTCAGAAAAATCACAATCGTGGAGTTCCCAGGCCCGTTTACAGTCAGCCAGCTCCTTCTCCAACTCGGCAGCGCAGTCAGCCCATTGACTCATAGTCGCTTCGTCTATAGCCTCGCCGACGGAGAACGCTAATTCATCACTCAGCTTCATCAGCAGCTCCCTCATCAAACAACTCCTCGTTTGTCATATCGCTTGCCTCAGGCCGTGCAGTAATGTCGCCGCCAGCTTCTAAGCGCTGAAGAATAACATCAAGCGTATCCAGCCAGCCTGGGAGCGCGGCGGGGTCGGCTATTAGTTCATTATACAGGTCGGGGAAGACAGCTTTCCAGGCATTGGCATATCGTTCCAGCTCTGCGACGCGGTCAGCCCACATATCGAGCAGAGGTTTGCCTAT